AACAGAAAGAGAAGACACTCGGCTTTAGGCTACCTGAGCCCGGTTGAGTTTCGAATTAAAAATTCTGCATAGCCAAGTCCGTTTTTTCGGGGGAAGTCCATATTCATTTCTTTGTCTCTTTATTAACTACAATTATTCAAATTCCATTATACTGCTTAGGATATTCCATGCGACTTTAGCCACCATTGGAACTTGGCCATTTCCAATGGCTCTAAGTCGGTCCACCCTGGAGGCCACCCCATGAGCCACTCGACCCACATTGGGTTCAGTGGCCCACCATTCACCTCGCTGTAAACTGGTCGATCCTTTATAGGATACCTCGCTTGTACAAAGTCCCCTTCTGATTGCATGGAACTTGTTGGAGTCGGATATTTCTTCACCGCCGTCGCTAATCCGTCTCCGGACTTTTTGCTTGCTCCCTTGCGATTGTTGTTTCCCGAGACTGTTGGAGTCGGCCACATGTTCTTTCGTGCCATTTCCGTCAATGAGGGACGAAACTTTAAACTCCCTGGACTTCGATTCCCACTCCAACAGCTCGCTATTGGCGTAGGAAAGAATCCAGATTCGTTTCCTGATGTGGGGAGCTCCGACATCATCAGCTCCCAGCACTCCCCAGATTGCATTATACCCCATCTGGGCCAAGTCCCCGAGAACTCTATTGATTCCACGCCGGGTAAGAAGTGGGGAATTTTCCACGAGTGCGTAACGTGGTCGAACTTCGCAAATGACTCGGAACATTTCTTTCCAGAGACCGGACCGTTCGTCGTCAAGTCCTTTTCCCTTACCCGCAGCAGAAATCCCTTGGCAAGGAAATCCTCCTGATACCACGTCAATAATTCCTCTCCAACCTGTTCCGTCAAAAGTTCGAATGTCATCCCAGATCGGGAAAGACGGGAGTATTTTGTCATTTTGTCTTTGGATAAGTTGGGTGATGCAATAAGGATCGATTTCGACAGCACAAACTGTCCGCCATCCCAGAAGTTTTCCTCCAAGGATGCTTCCACCAGCACCCGCGAAAAGTGCCAGCTCATTCATCTATTCCCTTCAGGATAATTTGTTCCTGGTTTTACTCGACAATTTAGCTTATTGACCCAGTTCACAACTCATCCTTATTCAAAACAATCAACGCAAGAGCGGAGTTGATAGAAGATGAAAAGAAAATGTTATTGTAATTCTGATTAGTAACCTCGATGCTATCAAAGCCGGCTTCAATTCCGATATAGTTTTTCTGCATGATGGGGAGCGCTATACTCCAAAGCAAACCGGTCCATCGAGTATCAGTTTTGAATGAAGGTAAACGATTTTCAATAGTATTTGCTCTTGTACGCCATCCAATATCTGGGTCATACTCCATCCTAAAACATCTTTTGCTATTACTTTGTCCGTAAGGTCGTTTTCGGTAACCATAACTCTCCTCCTCAGTCCCAACCCGAAGCTATATTAACATTATCTAATTCATCAACTATCTCTATAGATTGAATTACAACTTTTAAGCTTGCAGCTTTTTGCAAAAGTAACGTCTTACGAATAGCTCCGTCGCTTAGGACTTGTTTGATTTGATTCGCTGTATGATTTCTGTATTCTTTGATTCCATTTTCATTTGTGCATTTGTACAAAACAGAAGCATTCAAAGAAACTAAACCGACCAGATTTAGCTGGTCGTCTCTGTCACTGCTATAAAAGTGCGGTGTACCTAACGCATTGGAAAAAAAACCAGCAATAATTTTAGATTCACAGATAGAATTTACAAGTTTAATCAAAGAATCTTTCTTTTGAATAAGATCGATAATCCAGCCATCTGTTTCTGTATAAATTTGGAATGGCAACAAAGAACCATCTTCGTTCTTTAGAGGTTCGAGATCTGTTTCTGTTTCCGGATTAATTTGATCCTCCCAGCTTTGTAAAATTTTTTCTTCTTTCGAAACTTTGTTATAAACCTTTCTCGATTCAAAATCTTGCGCAATTCCATCTTTGATTTCCGCAAGAAACAATTCCCCGACTTGCGGGTTATAATGAAGTGAATATACAATTTCATGCTGGTCTGGTTTAAAATTTGCCCAAGCGCTCGTACCTGACATTTGGTTTGAATCTGCGTTAATCCAAACAACTTGTCTATTCAATTTGTCTAATATATAATTCATTATGCTACTCTCACTTTGTATTTTACTGCGACGAATGCGGGAGTGGTTTCGTTTCCTGTTCGAGGTGTTCCGTTTGTGCCGTCAGAGACGGGCAGGGTCGCGCTTATTGGAGCTCCTCCCCAGGTGCCACCTCCTGAAAAATTCCACTGTCCTCCGAGGCCCTGATTCAATCCGTAGGCGCCGTTGGACAGCGTACCGGTTGGGGCTGACAGCCCTCGACCTTGTTCCTGATCCTGTCCCGCATACCCAACCGCACCGCCATCATAATTTCCACCTGCTGCCTTGGCTCTCGATCCATGAACTCCCGCGCCTCGTGCAAAAATCCCACGTCGATCCGGAACGTTATACGTTGTCGAACCATCTCCAAAGCCATATTCCACATTTATAATCATCTCTCCCGTTTGAGAAGAGGTAAGATCCATAATCGAACCCGTCGAAGTTGCTGAAATCTGAAAGTCATTCGTCGTCGGATTCCGTACATAATAATTTGTTAATGCAGTTACTCCGCCCCCTGAAAAGGAAAATTTTACGAGTTGTCCTTCCACGCAGCCGTGTGACGTCACATTGATTCGATCCGTTGCGGGAACGATTCCTGTCACCGTTTTGTGAACCAGATTCCAGAGCGCGGAAAATGTGGTTCTCGAAATGGATTGTGCATTTGCGTGCAGGAAATTAGAATTTGACAATTGATCAAAATTATCCTCTACAACTCCTCCAAGCGGAATCAATAAGGAGTTTATAAGATTCGTCAAATTCGTAATGTTGTTCGAATTGGAATCGACTCCCGATTTCAAAAAATTGTCGTTATCCAATAGCCTCTGAAACTCTGCCTGAAGCAACAATCCGTCTCTCGGTGTTGTTCGATCCCAAATTCTCGTAAGTATATTATTAAATGCCATTATTCTAACTCCTTAAAATGTATCATATAGATAGTAATTCCTATTGAAGCGTTTGAAATTTTATTAAATGCCTCTGATAAAATATCCTGACCTAAATTTCCTATATCTATCTCAATTGCGGCTGGCCGTACCTTAGTAGGGTCTAATATATCAAGTCCGTCAAAAGTCCCGCTTCCATCTAAAAACAACTCATTAGATACTCGTATCGCTATCTCAAAAACTCCAAAACCGTCTAAAAAATCAGAGCCATCGAACTTCTCCCATTCGAATTCAATAGGATAGCACATTTCGCGCACGATCGGATTATCTGAGTATTGTTGTAGCGAATCTTTCAATGCAGGAATCGTTATAAACTGGTTAATCGACGAATTTAAAATTTTATCTCGATACGAATCATCTGAAACACCAAGGCGTTCAATCCCAAAGGTCTTTCCGATTTTATCAAGCTGAACACCTACTTGGTTATCTATATCATAGCTTGGAATGATTGTCGCCTCAATCTCGTTAGCTGGAGTGGCAGTCAAACTCAAAAGCTTCGCGGCTCCCGAACCAACGTCTTTTTTATAAATACTACCGGGAAGCTTTTCAACTAAATCAGAATGATTCAATGGACAACCACCTGAATATTTGCCGTAAAAATCTTTGCGACTTGCGCCGGCTGCACTGAAACCAAGTTGCTATTAGTAGAGTTAGCATTGGTTCCGAGCTGGATCAAAAGATTTTCAACTCCTGCGACATTTCCGATCGCGCTATAAATCGGCCAAGCGACTACGTTCTTTCCGGTTCCAAGTCCTCTATGAGTATAATTCACACCGTTAATCGTGTCAATTCCTCCGATTGTTTGTATGATCGAAGTTTTAATAAACGAAATGCTGTTATTGTCAAATGAAGAGTTTTTCCAGATTTCAACTTTTGCGAAAATCGGGAGATCGCTTGGGCGGTCAAAATATATTAAATTTTCATCAACTGTTTTTTGGATAGAACCTGTTAGGCAAACTCCAGCCGGTTTGTATTTATAGATCAAGCTTGCGACCAAATCATCCGATGCCCCGTCTATAATAAAATGGAGCGAGTTTGCTGCAAGTCCGCCATCCGGAACATTGAGCTTATTTTCTCTTATAGAACAACTTATAATAGAAGGCTCATTTTCTATTTGTGCTTTAATGTATGCAATTGCACCTGAGTTTTTTTCAGTTGTGACAAGCTCCAAATATCTATTCAATAACTCCGGATCTGTTTCCTCTTCCGATCCTCCGGAGCTACTCTGGGAATTTGCTACAGTATAAAAATCTGAATTAGGATTTACGAATACGTTTAACGTATTCGGTGCGACTCTTTGAGCCAAACCAGGTAATACTGCTTCAAACTGTACGGAGGCAGAACCGGAAAGAATCGTTTTTTCTTCGATTGATTTATATTGAACACCTTTTGACGTACCGACTAAAAATCCTTTTGGAATCATTGCGTAATCCAAACCGTGAATTACAAGAGTTGCTTTTTCGGATTGGGCAGATTTACGACTCACTCCCTTTAATCTTACGAGACGATCGAGAGAGATTCCGGATGACGTATCTAAATACGAATCGTTATAATTGGACTCCAGAGCCTGCCACAACTCAAATTGAGATTCTGCAATCAGTTCGATAAACATTCCAAGAACGGAATGAGGGGAAACGTCTTCATCGGGCCCAAAGACGCCGGGGCTCTGGGCGAGAGAGATCAAATCGGATTTGATTACGTCTCTGTCTTTTATAACAAACCCGAACGGGGTTGATCCGTAACTCATAATTCCCCCTTTAATATTCCGTAAACCGATTGAACGACGTATCTGATGAGTGCGGTTCTGAGTTGGCTATTGTATTGTTTTACCTTTTCCTCTGTATCAATAAAAATCACCTCGACCGACTCAATCGAAACGATTTCGGGATCTTTTTTAAGCTCTGAACGAATCAATGCTTCTGCGTCTTTTCTGCTTGGATTTTTTCTTAGAACATTGTTCCAAGGAAAACCGATTGATTTATCAAATTCCCATTCGCCCTTCCACAATCGAAATCTATTTTCGATTCTTTGTTTCGCGCAATCGGCTCCACTTATGCGAGTAGGTTTTAAATCTCCGTTTTGAATTAGAAACGAATTCATTAGTTATTCCTTATATTCACAGAGAGAATACTCGAAAGACGCGCCTTTATAGAAGCAAACACAGTCGAATTCACTGGAGTTAGGGAAGGCGTCCCAGGAGCGGTACACGTAACCGTCAAAGTAGTCAGTGCATCCAAGATTTCTGTCAAGATACCTTTTAAGCTTTCGCCTAACACCGACCTTTCCGCCTGAGCGGCTCCGGATTTGAATTCGATGTCAGAGGCTGTTATGTTAATATAAGAATTTCCTGTTGAATTACAGATAGTAAGGCCGTTCTTTTGAATGGTTGGAGGAAGCTGAAACGGTCTGGTCGGAATTCCAAATGCAACTGAACAATTCTCAAGGCCAAATCGAGGAGATTCTATTTCTTCGGAGTTTTCCTGTGTCTTATCGATCATTCCACGAATTGAATTTTGAATAGAATGTGAAGATGGAGCGAGGTAAACTATATCACCTCGCTTGTAATCTGGAACGATTAGTATTCCGCCTGAGTGAAATACGTTTACTGGTAAATTGACGAGGATAGGCAACTCCTCGAATCCGTTTTCATTAGGAACTTTTAGTAAAGGTTTGACCTTCGCAGTCAAAGAAGATTTGTCGTAAGACTCAATCTTTCCGTAGAGGCCGGTCCATATTTTACAAAGCTCCCGATTGATTTTTTCCTGTAACACTTCTGGGCTAATCATGTCATCCAACCTTACATTCAAATTCAGTAAAGTAATCTGAAATCATAGAGCCGCCTCTATGTTGTCCTTTTAAAACTATAAACTGAGAGTCGATTTTAGAATTGGTTGTGTTGTCTTGGAATCGTAAATGAACCGTTTCGCCCCTTTGAATTAAAGGGTTAAGCAAACTTTTCACTTTCCAACCAGTCTTGATTTTGGATGGAGTTCCTATTAGGCCGGAAGTTCTATCCAATAGAACGACGCTATTTGATTTATGCTGTTTAGACCAGTTTTCATCTTCTATAATTAATCTACCGATCTGAAAATACTTGTGGGCTTTGACTCGTTTCGCCAATTGATCGATTACGAAACCAAGAGATTCTCCGGAAAAAGTAATTCTATCAACCAATACATCCTCTGAAAAGCGAAGTGCGTAATAGGAGATTCCGTATGTTGCAAAAAGTTGTCTTAGGATAGAGGAGACGAGCGTTTTCTCGAACGTCTCTGTAACCGAAAATCCAAATAGCTTATTGATCATATCAGAAATTTTGAATTCAAGAATTCGATCGGGTCCGTTTAATTTTACAGTGTGTTGTAAAATTTCGCCCTTCGCAATCATAGAGAGATCATCTCCATATCCAACGGAAAGTTCGGCTCGTGCGGCCTGTGTATCTGATTTATTTTTACCTGTTTTTGGAACACACATCTCTATTGTAGAATTAAGAATATTATAAAGAGAAATTGTAGTCACGTTTGTCTTATCAAACTCAACTCCAAATACTATAGAAAACCGAATCGCCTCTTTTGGATTATGTGAGAAAATTTTTGTTTTCCCATCCGGTGATTCTATTTTCACTTCTATGTTCCGTAAAAATTGTTTCACGTTATGGTAAACCTGCGCCGTTTGTAACGAGTCGAATGGTAAAATCCGCATCCAGATCCACATAACGTATTTTAAAATCTTCACCTATATTTACGAACTGCCATCTACCGCAAGAATCCGGATTGATCATTCCAGTTTCGACCTTTAGGTCTTCACCATTACGAACCACGGTTACTCGAAAATCCTCGCCGATATTCACAACTCTCACTTTACCGTACAACTTCACACCGTTGAATGTGCAGGAAGATGCAATTGGTTTGCTGTTTAAATTAATAAAAGCGGCCAAAAAGAATATTAGAAAAATTATATGCTTCATAGTTACTTACTCCTTGGTTAATTTTCTCCGTCATCGAAATAAAGAAAAACACTTTTACCAAATGTATCACCGTTTACTCGAAGGTTCGTATAACCGTCGTTGGAAAGATCGTTTGGGCTAAGCGGAACCAAACTAAAACTTGCAAATCCTTGCATACAATCGTTTCCATAGCATAGTCGGGCTGTGTGCAAAATTTTGAATCCATCTTTAACATAAATAGAGATGAAATCAAAACGTGAATTGTACCTAAATTCGAATTCAAAGTCTTTATTTCCAATTTGAAAGATTTTAGAAACGGGAAGTTCTTCAAAAACTATAGGCAAAGATCGAATCATGTGGTACCTGCTTTTGCAGAACTCTTGATTTTCGAGCAGGAAGAAGTCCCTGTTTCTTGTGTTGGAGCTTTTCCTTTAGTTTTAACTTTTTGTTTGCCAGTGCCTTGTATGGTTTGGGCTTCCGTTACAATGATTCGCTTTAGTTCTAAAGTGACTTCAATGGCTTTTCCTATTTCCATATCCCGTCTATTTTTTATATTCCCAATTGCAAGGTTTTCAATTACTTCGTCGTCGAGCCCTAAGTATAGAGGTTCTTCTAAATCGTCGTTGAATAGTCCATTCATTCCAAAAAAAGCAATCATCTTATTGATCAAACCGCCGGTTCCATAGCCTTCCAATTTCACAATGCTTCCGGTCCTTTGCCAATAGATGAGTATTTTAAGTTTTTCTGATATACTTGTAATTGAAGTTAGCCCTATATCATCAGACAAAACACAAATCAAATTCAATGTAGGCGGAGAAGGTATAATATGATCTGAAATATGTCCGGTATCCGGGTTATCGGGATTTTTCTCTATCGGGTTCTGAGTGATAACAACTGGATAATCTTGGCTAAATGCTGTGGTTACGTTTAAGTCAATCGTTACCGATTTTCCAGCTTGAACACCGGTGATTCCAATTTTATCCCTTCCAGTAAAAATGCTTGAGCCTATCATGCTGGGGCCAACCCTAACGAAATTCTAATTTCGTTTTCATTCTCTCTTGCAAGACGTTTGAATTCGGCCCAAAGGTTTATTGCCTGCTCTGAAAAGTTGCTGCCTGAAATCTCAATTCTATCAACGTTAAACGAAATTCCTTTTCCTAATGAAGCAGAAGAAACCGGCTGCATTTCCATTGTAGAAGATAGCTTATCGTTTGGTATAATAGAGCCTGACTTTTCAAAAATTCGAAGCTCGGGTCCGTTTTCACCGACTAAATACGGAACATTGGGTTCAACCGGGCCGCCCATTGCCCTTGCCTCAATGAACGGAATATTAGGCCATACATTTTTTATAAGTGGGACGGAATTCATCGCATAGTTGATCTTTTCGATCATATCATTGATCGCTTTGGTGAAAAAAGTAGCAAGATTATTGAAATCAAACAGAGAACCCAATCCTTCACTGATTGAGTCCATAATATTCGAAAAAATTAATTTTATCTGATTTTTTAAATCGACAAATTGATCAATCCAATATTTAAAAAATGGAATAGACTGTAGCTTGTTCCAAATCCATTCTAGGGCTTGCCCGATTTCCTCTCTAAATAAAAATATGCCGGCTATCGGAAATAAATAGGTAATTAAAAGTTTACCGGCAAGAATAACCGCTTTGAGTAAAAAATTCAAAGTAGAATTCCAGGCGTTTTTCATCCATTCCGTGATTTGGTCCCACTTGGTATATACAATCGTAGCAAGGGTTGCAAGTGCTAAGGTAATTGTTGCGGGTAAAAATGCGATTGCCGCGACAACTCCTCCGACAATCAAAAGAATCTTGCCTATCATTTGTCCGGTGTCTGATTTTGCAAATTGAACTATAGCGTCCCATACGCTTGAGAGCATGATTTTAAAATTTTTAAATTCTTTGTGAAGATCTCCAAGTTCTTTGTCGGTTAAACCGAACCATTTCAGTAAATCGCCAAAATATGTATCACTTCCTTCCGACCCGTATTCAAAAAAAATATAAATATCTTCTAATATGATATACATCGCAGTCAGAGAGGCGGCTACAGCCAAAGCAATTCCGATTAATTCTCCGAAGGCGGCTATTTTTGCAATTGCAACCGCATCCAGAGCCGCAACCCAAGACCATGTTGCAGCAACAAGTCCAACCCCGATTGCAATTGAAAGCGCGCCTAACGCAAATTGCATTCTAATTGCGCCCCTTTCCCCATCTGTGAAAAAACCAAGTAAAGGTGGACTTCCCCCGAAAAAACGGACTTGGCTATGCAGAATTTTTAATTCGAAACTCAACCGGGCTCAGGTAGCCTAAAGCCGAGTGTCTTCTCTTTCTGT